ACTCTCCGTGAGCGTAATCCAACCTCTCATGAATCGCATATGAGATCCTTTCCTTACGATGATCTACTGCCGCTTGAGGGCAAATAACAGTGTAGTAAATACACGGAGCCTTGCCATCCAAACTCTTGGTATAGCAGTAAACCACCTCGATCATGTTTTGGTAGTTTAGGCCATTATAGACAAGCATTTCAGTGCTTGGCAGGATGTTCGTGTTGTACACCGTACTGCTCTTGCCTGCCATCTGCACTGCAAGTTCCACCCAATCCTTGTTCCAGCCTTCGGTAGTAATCTTTTCACGGATCTCAACTTCAGACATCCAAGTCCGGCGGAAAATCACGCGAGAACGCTGTAAGTCTGCTGCTTCAGGCGGGAAAAGAATCTCGTCCCAAGGCTTGAGCGCAATGATTTCCGGCAAATTTTTGCTGACATACTCCTCGTCACGGGTTGTTGCGCCAGTTTCGGCTAACTCTCTAACCATCCGTTTTGCTTCGGATTCCGTAGTGCCGGGTACAGCAGCCTGAATAATTGCAGCAGCCTCTTCGGACTGTTGCATGATAAGGTCAGGCAACTGCATGAGTGTGGGACTGCCACTCTGTTGAGCAATAGCCATAACCTCCTGCATAGTTACCTGCTGCTCACGCTTGCTGATGTTCTGTCTCCAGCCAATAAAGAAAGCTGTCCAACCGTACTGAAAAGCGTACTGTGCGCCAAGTTCAGCCTCCCTGCGAAGCTCAAGCGGCATCTTATTGTCGCGAATCCAGCGAAGTAGCGTAGTTGCAATCCCACTTATCGAGGTGTCGTTCAGTTCAACCCCGTTGGCCCGGATGTTCGAGCGTTCAAAGGCTGTAACCAGAAGCGAAGACAACTCGTTACAAGTCGAGTCAATCAGGCGATTGCGGACGTCACTAGCGCCTTCAAACGGCCAAGCTGGGTCACCTTCGTTACGGAGATTACTATGCTTTTTCCCGTCATCACTCTGTCCAGCCCAACGCGCAAAACGGATATCGTCAAACTTGGTAGTCAGGTTCCCCTGAGTGGAGTTGACCATTGCACGTCCATATTCACTTAGCAAATCTCCCACATCAGGGACATTCGTCGCAATAGCCAGAGGATCAGAAGAAGCTGAATACATAGATAAAAGAAGTTCAATAGGAACCGCATTTCGACATTTGTCTCATCTGCTTCTCCCATTGTTCGCCGCCGTAGTGCTTGGGTTGCATGACCACAAGGTAGCCTAAAGCATCAATAGGATCTTTACTGGCACCCTTCTGTCCATCAGCCCCAGTCCATTCCCTTAAACTATAAATCAAGTTTTGACAAGATTCATGTACCATTATTTTAGGATGATTACGTCCTTTAACCAACGGCTGTTCTCTGTCGTAGCACAACATGTCATTAATCAAAATGACCCGTTCCTCGACAGGAACCGCTACAGAAGGCTGTACATATAGAGGAACAGTAGCATCAGCAAAAAGATCTATAATTGTAGTACCACCTTCTTTTGTAATGGTTTCCGTTCCAGCAGTTCGAGGATCCATATACCTCTCGGCTATCTCTTCGCGAACGTCTCCAGAGGTTTCTAATCCCCAGATAAGCTCACTATACTCGTTTACGCCTCTTCCAGCTCCACCTCTCTGTGCAGGGCCGGGTCTACCGTCAGGCTTATCGCTTGGCAACGCCCACTCTCCATAACTTTGGTCAGGCCATTCCCTGTAAATCCATAAGATGTCATTTTCATCTACCTTACCCCACAACATAAACCAGTTCCGCGCTCCAGCAGGATCCATCGCCATGTAGTTTGTCCCTTCAGGCACAAGTTCCATGACATCCCCCTTAAAGATGTTCACCTCACCAAAGTACGGGAACTCCGTGCCCGCAGTCTGATCTGCCCAGCCATAGGCGCGAATCTTAAGTTCATTGGAACTGCGCCCATTAAGCTCCTGCTTCATGCGTTCCCAGTTGTTGTACGGATTTAACTTGGAATGAAACCAGATACAGGCGTGTCTTCCATAAATGTTCTCAGCCTTGTACGGCATGTTGCCAGCAGGAACACTCAGCACGTTATTATTTGGAAGTAGTTCACTCTCTTTCCAATGTGTAATTTTTGCTGAGTTAATGTAGTCCTTAACAGTTTGGGTATAGCCTTGTACCGGGGTAAAGGTGACGATCAACTTGCCGTTCCGGGTCACTAGACGGTATCGAAGCGTATCTAGCCAGTCTTTTGGTACCATTTCATCACACCAAATAAAGTCAACTTCGCCACCTTCAACCACTTTAATATCTTGAGAGTAGTTTAAGAACCAAATCTGGTTCTGCATGTAAACAGCCGTGTTGTCTGAAAAGCCATTCTTCTGGGTAAAGCTGACATGGATGTTGTTGTTGCGCTTGGCACTCTTAAGTTCTTTCGGCAGGTACTTATAAAAGACCATCTGCTGCATCGAAATGCTAGTCTGGTTAGACGTATGCAGGCACCAAATACGCAAACCTCTCTGCTGTATCCGTTCACTAATCCAATGCGGTACTGTTCCAGACAAATCCGCACCCACAAACGCTTGCGCCATCCGTTTAGCCGCCCACTCAGTTTTGCCTGCCCGGTTCCCCCCAAGTGCCACCACCTCGTTAAACCTAGTCAATAAATCATCAGCATCTTTCCAAGGCTCCAAGTCTGCCCCATACCTGTGCGGATCTTCCGCCTCTGCCTTCGCCCTGTTCTCTCTAATGATGAAAAGCTCCATCACCTTCTCAGGACCAACATTCTCGATCATCGTCAACCTCCGCTCCCTGTCTGGACTCGGCAAGGTAGGGTGATCCGTCAGCTTGAACCTTAAAATTTTTTCTATCAGCTTATTTTTTTGCTCTTCTGTCATTGACATAGGCTCCTATGTAGCTATGTTTACCTCGCAGGTCAAAATAGATCTGCCGTGTAGCCTCTGGATAGTCGCGTAAGGCGAGCCACAGGTGAAGGAGAGGTTCCCCTTGCATGAAAACCGGGGGGGATTAATAACTCGGGAGCTGGGAGCCCGATACTTCCAAGTAGTCCACGAAAGAAGACTAGCGTAGGTTGACTCGGGTACCCTCTGCGCGTGACTTGGTAAAAGCGAAACGAAAGGCGACGGTGACGGTGAGTCATCTTACTTTGAGTTGAGCTAAGTAACTTCATAAAAAGATTTTCTTTTTTTATGTCACTTTTGACAGGGTTACTTATGCTCACTCAGGTCTCTGGTTCTGGTGAGGTTTTCTTCTTTAGTAGGTTAACTAACGAGCAAAGCGAGAGCGACCAAAGGGAGCGACAGAAAGAAGAAGATAAGAAGAAGATGAAAGGAAAGCTAGGGCCTAGCTTTGCGCTTTACCTAGAAACATAGTGGTTCCTTTGTAGTTTATCTTCTGGCCAAGTCGCAAACTTGTCCCTTTACCACCAACATAAATCGTCTTTCCACTCTTTACCCGCACATATCTTGTGTTTGGAAAGATGTTTTGTACCTCTTCAGTGAAGATAACTTCATCTTGTTCACTTAACTTGATAGGAAGTACGTCTATCTTTGCGTTATCTTCTTCCAAACCCACCTTCTTCTCTAGTGAATCAAGAAGATCTTCCCGGTAAACTCGCTTAAACCCAGCCAAACACCGTTTATCTTTGACCTTAATGTAGTCAAACCCCTCTTTAAGTAGGGCTAACTTGTCCTCAAACTTGTCTCCATACACCTCTTTTACCCTCTTTTCACTCAACTCGTACTTTTGTGTCATCTTTCTTGCACTATACGCCCAATCTTCATACGTCAATACTGTCGACACAAAAAATGACGCCCAGCCTTCCACAGGAAGACCAGCCTAGTCATGCCCAAGTTCACCTCCACTCCCCAAAGCAAAGGCTGCCTAAACACGCTAAGGAGCAATATCGCTCGCGTCACTTTTCTACTACACCCACAGTAAGTCTGTCAGAGTAAAAGCAGCCGTCAAGTGCATGTGGGCGCATTTGTAAAAATAAAATCCGAGGGGGGGGATGCGTCGCAGCTTTTCAGCCGGAACAACATCGAACCCCCTCCCCCCCTTGCTGCTACAGACACAGAGACAGAAGCCCGGCTGCACTGCTTGCCATCATGTTGCATGGTGCACTATTGCAATGACTTGCGCGTGCTTGCGTTGCTTTGCCTGTGTAAGTGCATGAAGGTGCAGGCTTTGCTTGGCTTGCGTTTGCTTTGC